GGTGGTACAGGACGTACACTTCACCCAGATAACATGGCAGCAGGTCCTGCTTCTTATGGTATGACAGATACTATGGGACGTATGCACTCAGATGCTCAGTTCGCAGGTTCTTCATCAGTTCCAGCTCACGTTGAAATGATGGGATTAATCGGAATGGGTAATAACCCTATGGTTGGTGCTACTGTAGCTGTAGCTGTTTCCATTGAGGAAGCTGCTAAGAATGGTAAATTCTAAGTTTTACGATTTTGATATGTGTACAATTTTAATGTGTACACATTGAAAAAAGGCATTTGTACACATTTTGTACACATTAGGATTTAATGTGTACAATGAGATGTGTGTACAGATGCCTTTTTATTATAGTGTATTTAATATGTCCTTGTTGCGCTCACGCATGGTTTCTGTGACATGGGCGTATATATCAAGAGTGGTTGCTACATTTTTATGTCCCAGACGCTCTTGTACATATTTAACATCAGCTCCTTTGGCAAGTAAATTAGAAGCGTGTGTATGCCTGAGAGAATGGAAATCAAGCTCAGTGAAGCCAAGCTTGTGATGAATAACATTAAAACAGTGCATCATGGTTCTTGGCTGAATCCATGAGCCATCATCTCTTACAAGCACCATATGCATTGATTCGCCAGCCGGCTCATAAGTAAGTCTCTTAGAGTCATCTTCAAGTGTCTCACAGTAGATATAATTGTAATATTCATTATAGTACTGTTCACATTCCTTTTCATGTTCGTACATCCTTTTAAGTTCTGAAAGCGTTGTATCATCAAGTTCTATGGTACGAAATGAATCATATTTAGGGTTTTCCAGATACCATTTATCATCATGATTCTGTACCTGTCTGTTAATGCTTAATATTCCATTATCAAAGTCTATATCATCCCACATAAGACCAAATATCTCACCCAGACGCATGCCGCACCTATAAGCGAGAAGAAGTGGCATATGATATATATGTCCTTGTGCAAATGTTTTAAAGACAGTATCAAGCTGCTCATTAGTCCATACGACTCTTACTTTCTTTTTGGTTTTAACCTCTGCCTTTGCTCTTGGAAGCGGAAGAGAAATAGTTGCAGAAGGGTCATCATTAATAAATCTTGCAGTAGTCTTTGCGTAGGCAAATGACTTGGTAAGAATGCCCTTAACATTGCCGAGAGAGTTTCGCGACATTCCGGTATTAAAAAGATTATTTATAAGCTCCTGGAGAAGACTTGGCTCTATGTCTTTAAGATAATATGAACCAATAGCCGGCTTTATATATAAATCAATTTTCTTTTTGTAAGTTGATGCCGTATTAGCTTTAAGATTGACCTTGCAATAATTATCAATCCAGTAATCCATGTAATCAGATACAGAGATATTAGATGGAGTGAAGCTCTTGCCAGTCTGTTTATATTGTGTGTATGCGACCATACCGGCTTCATATGCCTCAGATTGGTTCTTAAATCCGCTCTTGGTAATCCACTTCCTTTTGCTATCTACAGGGGCAGATTCAAAACGATAGGCCCATAGATTGCCACGCTTATATGTAAGGACCTTAGATATTTTCTTTTTCATATTAATCATTCCTTTCTGTTTTTGGGGAAGTTGCACTGGTGCAACAGTAAAAATGGGTATAAAAAATACACCTACTTGCAAAAGCGGTGTTTCAAATGATATAATATGGCTTGTCTAGGGCGATTATATCATTGAGCAAAGCTTAATTGTAAGTCGCGGGTAAAAGCTCTTGTGTTGGTGGCATAGGGGCTTTTATTTTGTATGAAAATGTAAAAAAATAGCGATGAAAAACTGTTGACACCTAGTTACAATAATTGTATTATATTAACACAGTTTCAACACTTGGACTTCAAACTATAATAGATTATTCTAACGGTTGAAGGTCCATTTAACTGGGAAAGCAAATAGAACATATATAAATGTTCTTATATATTGACTAAGGTTTAGCTAGTGATGTTTTTGGTGTGTACCAAAAAAGGTTCACTAGCTATTCTTTTATATTTTATATGGACCATTTTCCCAGAAATCCAAACACATTACACATCTTTTAAAATAAGTGTTGGAAAATAATTCATCTGAAGCTGTGTCAAAAAGTCTTTTACATAATTCACGAAGTTTAGGTATATCAAGAATTTGTAAATTAGCCAACATAATAGCGGGTACTTTTCTTGTATCAGTTATTTTATCTAAAGCCTTTTGAAGTTCATCATAGTTTGCATATTTTGGAATATTAACCAAAGCCTTTTTTATTGATGATCCTAAAATTGCATCAATTGAGTTGTGCTTTTTAACATAGGTCTCTAAGTGAGAACCAGAAATAAGTTTAAAGTTTGCAGCTTTTATATATTTAAATACTGGAAGAAGCTGGGTATATGGAATTGATTTATAACGCTCAATGCACATTTCTTCGGCAGAAAAATGCTTGTTATCATAAACTATATCCTCAAATATAAGATTTTTATCTACAAGTCCGTATCCATATTTATTAAGGATATTTTCACGATATCCAACAGCAATAGCTAAAGGCTTAGAGGATAAATCAATTTTATCAAGTTCATCTAATCCAACAATTATTGATTCGGCATTAGATGATGCTATATTCTCATCTACGATTTTTCGCACAATTCTTTTTGTATCACGAATTCTTATAGGTGATATGCCTGGTATAATTTTGTTGAGAGTTTCATAAACTTTTAAAAAGTTATCAGTTTGGATTTCTGTAACTGGAATCTTCTTCCCGCTTGATGTATATATTGTATTTTTGGTTTCAACAAGCTTGCGTTCGCCTTTTTTAAAAGAGATAAAAACAAAGTGTTCATCTATGTTTATTAGCTGTTCCTCAGTTAAGCAGGATAAAAAATCAGTTACGATACTTCTTACATTCTCATCTGTAAATGAATATCCCAAGAAAATGATAGGAGATTCAGAAAAGAGGGTAAGCATTTTTGCAATTACAAGTTTTCGTGAATCTGCAAAGTCGTTATAATCATTTTCTGTGATAACAATTGAATTAGCATCTGTAACACAACCATGTATTTTATATATTTCTGCGGAATTATAACTATCAGCAGAAAACAATTCATATTGATGTGTAAAAACAGTGAAGTCAGAATTGAATATTTCTTTTTCTATAAACTGATCGTAATTAGTTGTAATTACGGCTGAAATTTTGTTTCGTAAATTTTTAAAACTCTCTTTTTCTTTGGTTAAATAAGCTGCATCTTTGAGAGGAAGTTTTTTAAAAAGGTTAGACAAATACATTTTATAAGGCGACACACCTCTTTTTACCCACGCAGGATTTTTTGACTTAACAAAATTTAAGGACAATTTTCTATCGAAAAAGGCTTCGTTAAAACCATTTTCTATTAGAGTTCCCATCTTAGCCATTATTTCAAAATCGGTAAAATTATCTCTTTTAAAACGGTCAATATGTTTTTGATATTGATAGGAATCGTTATTATACATATTAAATGATTTGCGTAGTAAAGCATCCCAATCAGGATATCCCTGCAGATATCGTCTAGAAATGCCAGAACCTATAAATAGAACCGGCATTTTGTTACTGCTAACAATTTTTTCTAGTGTGTTCATTGCGTAACCTCCTCATTTTATAATTGATTATTTACTTTTTTGTATCATCACAAGCTAAAAGTCCCTTTACAAAAGCTAATACATAACCAATCTTGTAATCAGGTACTTTTTCAATTAATTGTAATAACTGTTCTTTTTCACTCATATTAATACCTCCATATACTATTGTCTCATTTTCAGACTTTCTCTATATTGTTCTGCATCTGGGATGTCACATTCTTAATCCCCAGTTACTAGCAGACAATCTATTATATTGATATTGTGTTAATCTTATCGGAAGAGAGTTATATGCTTGGATTATTTGCTGATAATTAAAGCATGGACATAAACAATAAACAGAAGCATATGAATCAATTCTCTTTTTTAGTTCCATTTGATTTAAAATATAATTATTTCCTACTCTTCGATAGAATGACCACCAAGGATTATTGGCTGCATTTACTTGTAATCTATGACAACCGAAAGGGTTTTCGGTCATATAACTAGCACCATAACAAAAATGTGGGTCACCACTTCGGCATTTATCACCATAACAATAATTCAACTTACCTATTATCTTTCTGTCAATGACTTTCCCGTTTATTATAGTAAAACTGGATTTCCATGTGCTAACCAATTCATATAAGCTTATAAAAGCGAGATATTCTTGTGGAGCACTCGAGTATATAGCCTGATGAAGAATGATTCCATTATCCGTTTGAGTATGATATTGCGGAGCCTGCTTGGCAAGAGTGACAGCTTTCATGTAATTTTCCGAAGAGGATTTTCCAAAGCAGATTGATATATACCAATCTGGGAAAACTATGTGAGCATCTTTTGTTTGCGGTGCATCCAAATTATTTGATATTGATGAAGAGCAGTCTGTTTTATCAGAATATGAAGGCGAATATTCTGTAGGCTCATTAATGGGTTGCTGTGATATTGTTGAATAATTCAAGTTGGCAACAAAATTTTTAATATCTTTTTGGACAGAAGGTATATTATATTGCATAACTAATGTATTATATATCTTTAATAGGTTGTTATCAGAAGAAGAAAAAACTATAAAAGAATTATCAATAAATTCTATAACGATGTATTTTAAAGAGAGAAATACATTATTTATTTCATGAGTAGAATAAATATATTTGTTTCCACCAAAGAAATCTATAAACAATTTATCTTCAAACATTCCAACATTACAAGTTATTTGGCGTTCATACTGAAGACCATTTATGTATGAGAGCGTAATATAAAATTTATTGTTAGTTAAAAATTTTGCGGCTTTTTTTAAAGATTTTAGCTCTTTCTTATCTATAAGCATATAAAGCACTCTCCCCCCTTTAATGTTTAATTTATGTTGTGTGCATATATTTCAATCATATTAACATCTTTGCACTGTCTGTCATAATCTCCATTTTCAATGTGTGTTAATTCATGATGATATGATTTAAGATGTTGTTCCCGGTTTAGCCGAGAATTAAGCACGATTGTAAAAGAATCATCATTATTATTAACAGTGTATGCCTTTATTGTAGGAGGCATATCTGCGTAAATAACATTAGTAGTAATATTAATCATCCCCTTTATTTGACATTCTATCTATCATCTGCTTAACAAAGTCGATATCTTCTTTCTTAACCTTGCGAGAAGCGTCAAAGAGAACTTTGTATTCAGGATTCTCATACATAAACTGAGCCATATCTCTGGCATCATCATCAAGGTAATACCTATCGGGAATAACCTCAGTAGTAGGTTTTTTACCTAGTAAATAGTTCATATCAACATTAAATGTATCAGCAATTAGTTCCAAAGTTTCAAAATTTGGTTCTCTTTCGCCATTTTCATACATTCCAATAGCGCTTCTGGATACACCAAGTTTATCAGCCATTTGCTGTTGAGTAAGTCCACTTTGTTCTCTTATTTTTCTGAATATGTTAGGAAAATCACCCATATAATTCAACTCCTTATGTTACTTTAAGTATATAATAACACGAATTGTGGAAAAATCAAGAAAAATTCCACAAAATGTGTTGACACGATATGTGACAAGTGATATATTACAGTTGAGCCACAAAGTGTGGCATGAAAGGAGTGATAATTTGCAACCCAAGGAAATAGGCAACAGGTTAACAGTGTTAAGAGGAAATAAGCCACAGAGTGAAGTTGCGAAAGCAATAGGCATAAGTGATTCGGCTTTGTCTATGTATGAATGTGGCGAAAGAATCCCAAGAGATTCTATAAAGATTAAACTGGCACAGTATTATGGAAAGTCGGTTCAGTCTATTTTTTTTGATTAATAATGACACGATATGTGACATTATCTATTCGAGGAGGTGAGAGAGTGAATTATACAGCAGTAGCGATAACAGCAATTATCTGCATAACAATATTGGTGTTATGCCATGAACCTAAGAGGAAATAGATTAAGGAAAGGAGCAGGCTTATGAAGATAGCAACAATAAAGAGAGAGCCGGAGGATATGGTGTATACAGTGGAGGAAGTGGCAACAATCATGCGAGCTTCTAAACAGTATGTTTATACACTTATCAACGCAAATCAGATAAGGGTGCTTAAAATCCCTCATACAAGAATAAGAAAGTCAGAGCTTGAAAGATTCTTCAGGGATAACGAGGGAAAGGATTTAACGAATCCGAATGAACCAAAGGATATTGTAATTTAGAAAAGGAGGATAATATGCGGCGTGTAGGTTTAATAATATCTTACAACAAGAGAATTAATGAGAATCTTAGGAATGGTAATACGGAGCTGGCTGCCAGATGGTACACAAGGTTGAGATTGTTGGAGATATTCAGCTTTGTGCCGGAAGGAACATACAGACTTACAACTATATAAAAAGAGCTGCAGTGAGGCAACACCGCAACTCAGATAATAACTCAATGATAGTGTAGACCATTTTGGAGTAAAAAGCAATGTGGAATTATGAATGTAGTTACTGTGGTGCTCTTTTAGACCCTGGAGAAAAATGTGATTGCCAGGATAAGGAGGAAGAAAGACGCAGACAGTATATGGGTAATTTTAAGGAGTCCCGAAACGGGCAAATGGTATTTAATTTTGGAGGAAATAATGAGAACAACAAAGATTCAGATTCGAGACATACTGGGTATCAGGGAATTTAACATGAATGGTGAAAGCATAGAGCTTTCAGGCTCAAATGGTGTAGGTAAATCATCAGTACTTGATGCTATCAGATATGCATTAACTAATAAATCTGGGAGAGATGTAATTGTAAGACGCGGAGCTGTTGAAGGAGAAATTCTTATTGAGACGGATAGCGGATTATCTATTGATAGAAAGAGCCGTATTAATAGAGCGGATTACAAATCTATAAAGCAGAATGGGCGTGAAATAGGAAGCCCAGAAGCTTTTCTTAAGGAGATATTTACTCCTTTGCAGCTTAATCCAATAGAGTTTATGGCTATGGATAAGAAACAGCAGAATGCAATCATTTTGGATATGATTCAGTATGACTGGGATATGAGCACTATTAAGCAGTGGTTTGGAGAGATACCGGCATGGGTTAATTATGACCAGAATATTCTTGCAGTTCTTAATGACATTCAGAGTGAAAATGGAGAGTATTACCAGAACAGAAGGAATATAGACAGAGACAGAAGAAATAAGATAGCGTTTATAGAAGATATAGGCAGGACACTTCCAGAAGGTTATGACGCTGAGAAGTGGAGAAATGCATCTGCTGGAGATATCTATAGACAGATAGAAAGTATTCAGCGTGATAATCAGCTTGTGGAGCGTGCCAAGCAGGTAATTGAGAACAAGAACAATAAAATCCGTAAGTTTGAGGCAGATAGAGAGATTGAAAAAGCTGCTATTGAAAGAGAGTTCAGTTCTCGTGATAAGCAGATAACAGAGGATATTACAAGACTTGAAGGACAGATTGTAAGTTTAAGGCAGGAACAGAGCAGTCTTGCATCTAAGAAGGCAGACAAGCTTGCTCTGGCAGATAAAACTTATGAGGCCTCCGTTGCTGAATATAACGCACAATGTGCTGAGTACAATGAGTATGTTGACAGAGATATAAGAGATACATCTGAACTTAGTAAACAGGCACAGGCTATTGAAGATATGAAAGCCCACATTAATGAGTATGACAGAATGGTAATGCTTCAGAATCAGGTAGATGATCTGGCAGAGCAGTCACAGATTCTAACAGATAAGATTGAGAAAGCGCGAACATTACCAGGAGAAATACTGGAGGAATGCAGCATACCAATTGAAGGGCTTTCAGTTGAAAATGGGATACCTCTTATTAATGGGCTTCCAATCAGTAATTTATCAGAGGGGGAAAAACTGGATTTATGCATTGATGTAGCTCTGCAGAAGCCGAATGGAATACAGCTTCTGCTTATAGATGGTGTGGAGAAGCTTTCTACAACACTTAGAAATCAGCTTTATAAGAAGTGCAAGGACAAGGGACTGCAGTTCATAGCAACAAGAACAACAGATGATACAGATTTAATGGTTACAGAATTATAGGAGGGTTAATTAATGGACAGTATGATACCGATGAGACAGCAGATGGCTGTTCCTAAAACATCACAGACAGAGATGATGATAAGCAGGCAGGCACAGGAAGTTCAGGGAGCAATAGTAATGGCTAAGAAGTTCCCAAGAGATGAATATGATGCAATGGAGAGAATCAAGAGAACGTGCCAGAGAGCAACTTTAGCAGAGCAGGCTATATATTCTTATCCAAGAGGTGGACAGACAGTTATGGGACCATCTATAAGGCTTGCAGAAGCTCTTGCTCAGAACTGGGGTAATATTGATTACGGAGTTATTGAACTTGAACAGAAGAATGGTTCTTCAGAGATGATGGCTTATGCTTGGGATCTGGAATCAAATACAAGAGTTACCAAGATATTTACAGTAGAGCATAAGAGAGACACTAGAAAGGGTACATATCAGCTTACAGACAGCAGAGATATTTATGAGGCAACAGCTAATTTTGGTGCAAGACGAATGAGAGCCTGCATTCTTGGAGTTATACCGGGAGATGTTGTTGATATGGCTGTTGGAGAGTGTAAAGAAACCGTTAGAAAAGGAATAGGTAAAGAGCCTATTAATGAAAGAGTAACCAAGCTTATTAATGCATTCAAGGTAGAATTTAAGGTAACAAGAGAACAGATAGAGAAGTATGCAGAGCGTAACTGTGCGGATTTCGGAGAAGATGAATTTATTAACCTAAAAGGAGTATATAAAGCCCTTAAGGATGGACAGGCTAAAGCGGAAGATTATTTCCCAGTAGAAGAGGAAGTTCCTAATCCTATGGGAGGTACTGCAGATGCTACTAACAAGTGAGAATTATTATAGTACAGAAGCTGATAAGGAGTATTTAAGTGTATCGCAGTATAAGAATTTTGTTGGTTCACTTGGTCGTCCTGGTTGTGAAGCCTATGCAATGGCTAAACTCAATGAAGAATGGGTTGAGAATATGGAAGATTCAGATGCTCTTATGGTTGGTTCTTATGTTGATGCACATTTTGAGGGAACGCTTGATGTATTCAAGGCACAGCATCCATGTATGTTTAAGAAAGACGGTTCACTTATGGCTAAATATATTAAGGCAAATGAAATGATTAACAGATGTGAACGAGATGAGTTATTTATGGCATATATGAGCGGAGAAAAGCAGGTAATAATGACTGCTGATATGTTTGGTGCTAAATGGAAAATTAAGATTGACAGTTATATTAAGGATAAGTGCATTGTTGACCTTAAGACATGCCAGAGCATAACCAAGACATTCTATCATGCTGATGCAGGAAACATGAATTTTCTGCATGAGTGGGGATATTACCTTCAGGGAGCTGTATATCAGAAGGTTGTGGAAATTAATACAGGAAAGAAACTGCCATTCTTTATAGCAGCAGTATCAAAGGAGAAAGAGCCGGATATACAGGTTATAGCATGTGAACAGTCTCTTCTTGATGAAGCTCTTGCAGAAGTTGAGAACAATGTGCCTAAGATACTGGCATTAAAGAATAATGACATAGATCCGGTAAGGTGTGAACACTGTGATTACTGCAAGCATACAAAGATACTTAAAGCTCCTATCTGGTCAAGTGATTTGATTGGGGAGGTATAGAATGAAAAGTGTTTTAACTAAATATAACGGATTCTGTATCTTTTGTGGAAAGCCTACACAGACAGAACATCATCTGTTGTTCGGTATAGGAATCAGAGAACTTGCAGAAGAAGATGGAGTAAAGATACCTGTATGTGATGCTGAACATAATATGGCAGGTGGTACAAGGCAGATACATGATAACAGCATTGCTGAAAAGCTGAGTAAGATAGCAGGTCAGCTTGCATGGGAAAAAGAATATTATAGAAGTCTTTATGGGAATGAAGATGATCCTGCCAGAGAAGCTTTCAGAGAAAGATATGGAAGGTCTTATTTATAGCTGCTGAATATATCACATTTTTCGCACAGCAGAATAAAACCAGTCTCCCGGTTGCATACTTACCGGGAGGCGGAAAGGAGAAAGATGTTCTATGCATTTACAATCAAAGGCACACTGCCGGGATTGAATGAATACCTTAAAGCGGAAAGATGTTTTCATAATGGACATTGTGACGGTAATGACATGAAACAGCAGTATCAGATGATTATATCTAACGCAATAAGGCTTAAATTAAAGCGTACTCATATAAATAATCCAGTGAGGATTAAATATACCTTCTATGAGCCAAATAGAAAGCGTGACCTTGATAATATATCAGGTGTTGCACATAAGTTTATACAGGACGCACTTGTTAAGTGTAAGGTTCTGGATAATGATGGCTGGAACAATATAGTAGGTTTTGAAGACCACTTTTTCACAGACAAGCATAATCCACGAATAGAGGTGGTATTGGAAGAGGTGGTGCAGTGAGGACAGAACAGAGAATCGACTACATAAAACAACTGAACGGGTTTGAAAGGTGGCTCGAAAGTCATTACTTGCCGGGCTCAGCGCAGTTATTGTACTACAAATTACTTAGTATTAATAACATGGCTGGGTGGTGCGAGTGGATACAAGTAGATAACCAGCGAGTAATGTCTCGTTGTCAGATGTCAAGAGAGGCTACATTAGTCGAGAACAGGAACAGATTAATAGATGCAGGTCTTATAGAATTCCAAAGAGGTAAGAAAGGAAGTCCTAATAAATATAAAATTTGTACTTTCAAATCCGTAGGACAAAGCGTAGGAGAAACCGTAGTACAAACCGAAGTACAATCCGTAGGACAAAGCGTAGGAGAAACCGTAGCCATATATAAACATAAACAAAAACAAAATAATATAGCGCCTGCGCGCGCAAAAAAATTTGCAAATTACGAACAGCGTCCGCCTAAGGACCCTGAATTTTATAATGCCCTGCTAGAGAACAACAGGGAGTAGGAGGATATATGATTGCAGAGATAATAAGCTTTATAGCCGGAGCAGCATTAGCGAGTGTTATCGTCGGATTCTGTAAAGCTGGAAAGGACAACTAATGACACAGGAAACATTGTTACAGATAGGCAGGCTGGGGCTTGCAATTGAAGATGGTGCGAATATGGTACTGGATATGTACCGCGTTAAGGAAGAGCTTACCGGAGCAGATTTGTTTAAGGGAGAACCGAGCGAAGACAGAAGCCATTACGCAGGATATACAAAGCTGTACAAGCTCCCAGGCATGAAAGACATAGCAGATGATGCGGCTGAATACATTAAGAACCGCTTGGGAGAAGTTATTGATGAACATTGTAAATCTTTAGAAGTCTGTATTTCTGCATTAAGCGATGCAGTAACAGTAAAAGAGGACAAGCCGGATAGAAAGGCGAAGTCTCCCAGTAAAGAAGCGCAATGATGCTTTTGGGTTTTATTGTGCACAATGTGGTAAATATGTATCCACAATAACGGTAAGCAGAGAGACATGGGGCTACAAAAGAAATTGTAAATATTACTGCTCATATAAATGCATGAGGGCAGCAGAGAAATAAGAGTATCAGAAAGGAGCCTGGAACTCTGGCCAGAGTGATTCGTACGATGTTCCTTTCAGAAATGACATATAAAGAGTTTTTAGAAAGCAAAATAGAACTTGCACAGGATAGCGGATTTGAAGTAAATCCGGCAGATATTAACAAAGCATTAAAGCCACATCAGAGGGATGCCGTAATATGGGCACTTAAAGGTGGAAGAAGAGCTTTGTTTGAAAGTTTTGGTTTAGGTAAAACCATACAGGAGATAGAATTCTGTAAACAGGTAATAGATCACGAGGGCGGAAGGGCTTTGATTGTTCTTCCACTTGGAGTAAAACAGGAATTTACACAGGACGCTGTGAATGTTCTTGGATATGATGCACCTGTTTATTGCAGAAGTATGGAAGAAGTAGAATCCTGTGACAGCAGTATTGTGCTTACCAACTATGAAAGAGTAAGAGATGGTGATATAAGACCAGATTATTTTGTTGCAACATCGTTAGATGAAGCAAGTGTTTTAAGGTCTTTTGGAAGCAAGACATACCAGACATTTCTTGATAAGTTCAAGAATGTTCCTTACAAGCTGGTAGCCACAGCAACGCCAAGTCCAAACAAATACAAAGAGCTTATACATTATGCCGGATATCTTGAGATAATGGATACAGGGCAGGCACTTACAAGATTCTTTCAGAGAGACAGCACTAAGGCAAACAATCTTACATTGTACCCGAATATGGAAGATGAATTCTGGCTGTGGGTTTCATCATGGGCGTTGTTCATAACGAAACCTTCAGATGTAAATCCAGAATATTCTGATGATGGCTATGTGTTGCCTCCACTTGATGTAAGGTGGCATGAGATACCAATACATTACGGAGATACATCTGATAAAACAGGACAAATGCAGTTATTTACAGAAGCGGCAGCAGGCTTGAAGGAAGCTGCAGAAGTAAAAAGAAACAGCATTGACCAGCGTGTTGAAAAAATGAAAGAGATTGTAGAGAGTTCGCCTGAGGAGCATTTCCTTTTGTGGCATGACTTAGAGTCTGAAAGAAAGGCAATTCTTAAGGCAATACCCGAAGTTGTAGATATATATGGCTCACAGGATTATGACATAAGGGAAAAGCGGGTTATTGATTTTGCGCAGGGAAGAATCAAGCTGTTTGCAACAAAGAAATCAATATCGGGCTCAGGCTGTAACTTTCAGCGTTACTGCCACAGGGAGATATTCTTGGGGATTGATTATGAGTTTAACGATTTTATTCAGGCAGTACATAGATGTTACAGGTTCTTACAGATAGATACAGTTGTTATAGACATTATATACATGGAGAACGAAAGACAGATAAAAGAAGCACTGCTTGAGAAATGGAAGAATCATAATCACATGGTTAAAAAAATGACGGATATTGTAAAGAAATATGGTTTAAGTCCGGCATCTAAAATAAAGCGGTTAGAGAGAAAGATGGGAGTTGAGACAGTGAAAGTACAGGGAAAGCATTATACAGCGGTAAATGATGATTGTGTTGAAGAGTGCAGAAGAATAGAAAGTAATTCTGTAGGACTTATACACACATCCATTCCATTCGGAAACCATTATGAGTATAGCGCCAATTACAACGACTTCGGACACAATGAGAATACAGAAAAGTTCTTTGAGCAGATGGACTTCCTTACACCGGAGCTTTTAAGGATTCTTGAACCTGGCAGGGTAGCAGCCATCCATGTAAAAGACAGGGTATTATTTGGAAATGCTACAGGAACTGGAATGCCTACAATAGAGCCGTTTCATGCACAGTGTATAGAACACTACATGAAACACGGTTTTCAGTATTTTGGAATGATAACAGTTGTTACAGATGTGGTCAGGGAGAATAACCAGACATACCGCCTTGGATGGTCTGAACAGTGTAAAGACGGTTCAAAGATGGGCGTAGGCTGTCCTGAATACATACTTCTGTTTAGAAAGCTTCCAACGGATAAGTCTAATGCATATGCGGATGATCCTGTAAAGAAAACCAAGGAAGATTATACAAGGGCACAATGGCAGATAGATGCTCACGGATACTGGAGAAGTTCAGGCGACAGGCTTATAAGCAAAGATGAGCTTAAGGAATTCAGCGTTGATGATTTACAGCGGGTTTACAGGGAATACAGCCGTTCCAATGTATACAGCTATGAAGAACATGTGAAGCTTGCGGAAGAGTTAGATAAAAATGATAAGCTCCCAGCCACATTTATGGTTGTTGCTCCCGGTTCATGGAATAACCTTGATGTATGGGATGATATAAACAGAATGAGAACACTTAATACAACACAGAGCAGACGCAGGCAGCAGATGCATGTATGCCCACTGCAGCTTGATATTGTTGAAAGAATCATTAACAGATACAGCAATGAAGGTGACGTGGTTCTTGACCCGTTTGGAGGCTTAATGACAGTTCCAATGACGGCAGTAAAGATGAAAAGATATGGCTATGGAATAGAACTGAGCTGTGACTATTTCAGAGATGGTGTTGGATATCTTCAGGAAGCAGAAAATGAGATAGAAACACCTACACTGTTTGACTTTATGGAGGCTTAATATGATAAACGGGGAATTAATAGTTGATAATTTCGCTGGTGGGGGCGGAGCCTCCACCGGAATAGAAGAAGCTACCGGCTTTAGTGTGGATATAGCAATTAACCATGATCCTAAGGCTATTGCAATGCATAAAGCAAACCATCCGAATACAAAGCATTATTGTGAAGATGTATGGCAGGTAGACCCAGTGCAGGCATGTAATGGGCATCCTGTGGGGCTTGCCTGGTTCTCTCCGGACTGTAAACATTTCAGCAAGGCAAAAGGCGGCAAGCCAAAGGATAAGAATATAAGAGGTCTTGCATGGGTAGCATGTCGCTGGGCTGGGCTTGTAAGACCGAGAGTAATAATGCTAGAAAATGTCGAAGAATTTAAAACATGGGGGCCGTTAAACAGAGGACATCATCCTGTTAAATCAAAACAAGGCAGGACATTCGATAAGTTTGTGAGACAGCTACAAGATTTAGGATATGAAGTACAGTTCAGGGAACTGGTTGCAGCAGATTACGGAGCACCAACAATGAGAAAACGATTTTTTATGATAGCAAGATGCGACAAGAAGCCTATCGTATGGCCAGAGCCAACACATGCACCAGCAGACAGCGAAGCTGTAAAAAAGGGACTGCTAAAACCTTATGTTGGAGCATATACACAGATAGATTTTAGCAGACCATGCCCCAGCATATTTGATACATCTGAACAGATAAAAGAGAAATATGGAATAAAAGCGGTAAGACCATTAGCACCTAAGACAATGAAAAGAATCGCAAGAGGCTTAAAGAAATTTGTTTTGGATAATCCAGAGCCTTTTATTGTTCAGTGTAATCATGGTGGAGACAGAAGACCGCTGGATACTAAAGAACCATTGCCAACAATTACAGGTAAACATGGATATGGGATTGTAGAACCAACCCTTGCACCATATATGGGAACTAATACAACAAATCATCCGGGTGGAAATTGCAGAAATCCGATACATACAATCACCACAGGCAATCAACAATGTCTTATTAGTCCAATACTGATTCAGTATCATTCTGAAACGAATCAGGGAGAAGTAAGAGGTCAGACAATAGATAATCCGGTTATGACTATAGATGGTTCTAACAGATATGGACTGGTTTTATCGAACCTTATTCAGATGAATAACCATTGTGACGGAAGAGATATAAAGAAGCCTCTTCCAACTATAACAGCAGGCGATGGACATTTTGGAGAAGTAAGGGCATTTCTGGTTAAGTATTATGGAGATGCTACAGGACAGGATATTAAACATCCTCTCGATACAATTACCACAAAGGACCGGTTCGGTCTTGTAACCATAGAAGGTACAGATTACCAGATTGTAGATATAGGACTAAGAATGTTAGAGCCTAGAGAACTGTATGGGTGCCAGGGATTTCCAAGCGACTACATAATCGACCATGATTACACAGGAAAGACATACCCAAGAGCGGAGCAGGTTAAGAGATGTGGAAATTCTGTTAGTCCAATGGTACCTAATGCACTGGTAAGAGCTAATCTTAAAGAATTATGCATAGCGCAGAGAATGCCTAACTGCAGTATAAACGAGGAAAAGACAGGGCAATTAAGATTTGCCTAATAAGGAGAATAATTATGATTAAATGTGATAAAGGTAGAATTGAAATAAAAGGAACACCAATGGTACTTGTTGGAGAATTAGGAACAGCAATACAGACTGTATATAGAGCAATGCTTAATACAGGTATTGATAAGGTATTTGCTGAAGAAAGAATTAAGAAAGCCTGTGAGCAGGCACTTTTAACAGACAAACAGCAGGAAGAGGTATCGAAAGACCTTGATAAAAAAATAGATGAAAAGCTGGATAAATTGGCTAATGCAATATTAAAGGAACTTTTTGAGGGAGGTAGTAATGATGGTCAATAGAGATTGTATAATGGCTAATCTTGAGCAGAGAGACTGTAAAGGACTTAAAGAACTGTATTGCGCCAAGGAGGATAAGCCATGCCCATTCTATAAGCCGGTGGATAAATACAATAGAGATGGCAGCAGAAAGAGGAAGGCAAATGAAAAAATACATCTGATATGTCTATGATTGAACTGGCACATAATAGTTGCTATATAGATAATAAGCGTAATGCAAGATACAGAGATTACAATTTAGACATTGACAGTAGGCAGCTTGCAAGAAGTCTTATGAAAGATATTTGCAATGTAGATTTAACTGATTTATCAGATGAAGAATTTGAGGAATATATGGGTTCTATGCTTTCAGTAGAAATAGATAGTACAGTAGGACTTCTGGCATTGTTTTATCGTAATTTATGGGCGATAGCTGATTTAAGAGAAAAACTGAAAGAATTGAGAGGTAAGAATGAATAAAAGAAAAGCAATATCTAAAAAAGTGAGACAATCTGTATATCTCATGTATAACGGACATTGTGCTTATTGTGGTACAGAAATAGCTTACAAAGATATGCAGGTAGACCATGCAACACCGCTTAGGATAGGTGGAGCAGACGACATTTCAAATTACATGCCAGCTTGTAGGAGCTGCAACCACTATAAAGCCACTTTAGATGTCGAGGGATTTCGAAAGTATCTTTCGGAAATACATAAAAGGCTTATGCGTGACAGCATACCTTATCAAGTGGCGGAGCGGTTTGGTATAGTAAAGCATATGTCGGATAATGTGAAGTTTTATTTTGAGAAAGTAGAAGGAGACGATTATGTGGAAAATAACAAAGAAAGACGGTATTGCAGTGGAGATAGAGAGGTGTCCGGATGAGCAGAAGACGACATAAGCACCTGAATGAATATACATGCTGTGAGCAGTGTTCTAACAGCGTGGCATCAGACGGAACATATACATGTAACAATAAGACAGTTATAGAGAACTACATGCCAGCGGAAGATTACTTCTGGTGCGATGGAGAGATGTTTATTAGGAGGGAATATGAATAAAATTCCAAAAGAAATAGTTGATAAAATTGAGCAAAGAAACACGCTCAATGAGGAAATTGCTGAATGGTGCAAAGAAAATCTTGATATGGATGGCATGGATTCTGATTTTGCTGACATTACCAGTTATCATTCAGGTGAGGAACAGGGAGACGATAAATGCAAAGAATGGTGCAACCAACAATGTTTAGGCGAAGATTGGTATGCAGGACATTATTACTGGGAAACCGAATACAAGAAAAAATATCTCCACATGAAGTTTAACATTTAATTAGAAGGAGTATGAGAAATGAAATTAATAATAGAAATACCAGAGGAATTTGAAATAAATTTTATGCAGGATAAATTTGAAGATTTCTTTATAAGAATCATTGGGGATATGAGTAGAAATGTTCCTAGTTTGTGCGGAGTTGACGAGAAGGAGATTGCCGAAATGTTTAAAACAGCATTTTTAAACAGCAAAGCAGTCTATCATGATGTCAATGAAGTTACATGTTTTGAAAAGGTTGTAAAACGATTGACGGAAGAATTAATATTAGCTAAACAAGATAAGGAAAGATGTGCGAGAGAAAACCAAACACAATTTGACTTTGCTAAAGGATATTCGATGGGCGTGACAAATGCATTAGAAATAGTAAAGGCAGGTGAATCATAATGCTAACATTACCAATTCAGAAGAGATGGTTTGACATGATTCTTTCAGGTGAGAAGAAAGAAGAGTATCGGGAAATAAAAGAATATTACGAAACAAGATTCCAGAATCTGTTCGGAGCCGTAACTATATATCCGTCAAGTATCTTCTCAGACAGAAGCGAATATGAGTTGTTGCAAGGCGAGGCAGTACCAGAGGAGATAAGGAAAGACAGCATGCAGGAGATTATTTTCCGTAATGGATATAGCAAGGATTCTAAAGCAATAAAAGCAAGATGTAAATTAAG